AAGGCTTAACGATAGCACAAATAAAAGCCACCATGTGCTTGCTCGTTACAAGGAAGGTGGAGCAACTAAGTACAAGCATATTAAGTTTGGACAAGAGGGTGTTAAAACAAATCAAACACCAGAGCAGCGTGAAGCTTTTAAAGATAGGCATAGAAGTAATATAGCTCGTGGGCCTAAGTCTGGAGCTTACTGGGCAAATCGCACCAAATGGTCACCATCTAAAACAAGGAGGACGTAGTGTCTGAAAGATTAGAAGCTAGCCTGATGAACCAGGCTAAGAAAAAAGGCCTTAAAGGTAAGGCCAAAGATAAGTATGTATATGGTACGCTAACTAAAGTAGCAGGGCCAAAAGGAAGTCAACAAGCAGCGAGGACAGGAAATGTACGGAAGCAAGCGTAAAGGCAAAAAGAAATCCATTATGAATGGTGGATACGGTAAGTAAAATAAAAGGGGTGCGCAGCTCATACTCTACACACCCCTGCCACGAAATCGCGACTGTTACACATCATAACAATACAGCATTTGTTTTTTTGTGTCAACTGTTAGGTCTAGTTCTAGGCTTAACAACTTTAGATGGAAGGTCTGACACTTCACAGAAACCTGCCTGTCCATTTATTTGATCATAGATTGTACCAGTGTCTAGCAACACATCCCAGCAATCATCTTCGCTGGCAAACAATATCTTTGCTTCCAGTGGTTGCCCACCCATTACGTAAACTATTGTAAGCATCGTAAAAAATTCCATTGTGTACCTCGCTGTTTATGTTATTCTGTAATTCGGGGTAGCCTTTAGCCAAGATTGTTTCCCAAATTTCCAGTCTAACTCTGGTTACCCCACGATTTTTTATACTTCTGAACAGTGCTAATACTTACACCTGCAATCTTTGCAGTTGATGAAGCGCACCAGCCTTTGTTTAGAAAGTAATTTATATCGTCAATTTCATTTTGTGTTAGCGGTTTGTTTCTCCACCCCTCGCCATGCGTGACAGGGGGTGGCTTACTTGCTTGTGTTTTATTAACAGACTTTGGGCCTGTCTCTACGTGCATCTTAGAATACAGATACCGATACTCTTTTTTATATCTGTCCTGGATGTTCTTTGCATCCTTTTTCATTCTTTCGATAGGATCATCATTAGCCATGCGTCACCTCTAAAACGGTATCTCATCGTCTTCCAAAGTAACATCATTGGTTACTTGTGATTGCTGCGTAACTGGCTGTGCTGCCTGTTGTTGCGGCGTGTTTGGAAACAGCGGAAACTTAGAAACAGTAGGCCACATCTTGGGGTCTTCCCCAGTCCGGTGCTGTAAGTTTACGTAGACTGAGATGCGGTTATCAACGATCATTGACTTAACTTGCTCAAGCACAGCGTTTGCCTGTTGGTCAAACTTCTGATCTTTTGGCACGTTCAGCCAAGCTGATGCTCTCAGCTCTACTGGTTGATTGTTTGACATAAAGCCATCAATAGTTAGGCTTTTGACGCCAAGTGTAGGTTTATTACTCATATGAGTTCTCCTTTTCTGTAAACCTTTGGATTAATCTTGCGTGTAGTTTTGGATAGTCTTGCTTCAAAGCATTGAGATGTTCATCAGGGGTATCCCTGTCTATGTCGTGTAGTGCTTTGAGCGTAGGTGCTGCATCGTATTTAGCAATGAGAGCCTTACACCATTCGATTGCCTTCTGTTGATCGGGCAATGCTTGTGTCTCTTTTTGTTGTGGTTTCGGTGCAGGTTTTTGTGGCTGTGTAGCCTGTGGTATATCCTCACCTGCGTAGATGTATAAGCCTAGCCCATGTAAGGCTATAGCTTTCACCAAGCAACGCATCCTGGCATCGCTAACATCTCTAGCATTTGGATTAGATATGGCATTGTTTGTATGGTTCATTACAGGTAGCCACATCATATGTGTAAGCCCTTCAATGGTAACACTGACACGTACCTCTCTTGTACCATCTGGATACACAACATCATCATGCACCTCAAACGTAGCATCAGGGTATTTACCTTTCACCTCTTGCCATGCCCATGACCAAGACAGGTATGAAAACTTACCTTTCTTTTCTATCTTTTCGCCGACATTTACCCCGACTAGTTTTTTAAATACATCCGTCATTTTTTATCTCCTTACGTTTCTCCCAATGTAATATTCTGTGACAGTTTGAGCATATAGGTATGCACTTCTCTAATTCTTTGTATGCTTTTGAAAACTGACCATCTTGAATAAACTTACTCACAGCCTTTTCTTTTTCATCGGTGTGGTGAAAATCTATGACCGCTGGATGGCTGATGTTACAATTCACACAAGCCAAAGAACTTTTAAATAAAGACCAGTCTTCACGTTTCTTTTTTTTGTAATCCCTGTTTGACTTTAAAACTTTTTCTTTATTGTCCTTATACCATTGAGCAAAGTATATTCTATTATGCTCCTTCTTTCTTTCCGGATCTTTGAAAGGCATTAGTCTATGTCCTTCCAAATAATTCTTTAGCTTGCAGCATGATACGAGGCGACAAGTCACGCCACATAAACCCATCTGCAAAATGTGGATCAGTTAAGTTAAGTAAATCTACAGCATCATCAGCTATTTTCATAAGCTTTTCTCTGCGCCTACAAGCCATAGATATTTCGTGTAATGCGTAGCGCAGCTCGTCCTCCGTAGGCTCAAGCACTACGTACCCCAGTCTGTTAGCGTAGACTATCTTAGGTATCAGTCCAGATAGGTGCCAGTACCCTGCTAGCTGCGTCATGTGTGGGGCTTTGATAGCTTTTGGTAAAGAGTTAGCCCTTGGCTTATCCGTGTCTGCTGACGTATCCCACTGCGTTTTTAGCTCTATTCTACCTTCGTTATAATCTGGCTTACCGAAGTAAGGCAGCTCGCAGTGTGGGATACTACCAAACAAATCTATCTCACCTACTATTCTGTTTGCACCTACGGCTGCTTCTCGAATACCGCTAGCTGCATTTTCACAGACCAAAGCAAACTCTGATTGCACTGGTTCTTTGCTACGTTTACCTTCTGCATCGAAGTATATACGTTCCCTGTTATTTATGATGGCAGTGTCTTTATCTTTGTCGCGCCAGTGTCCACCTTGAAACCCTTGCAGTACGTTGACTGCCTCACCGTAAGCTTCGTTTGGTGATGCATCTTCAACAAGCAGCATGTCAGTGTAAACCTGCACAGCTCTACCGCTAACCATGTTTGGATTGTCATTGTACTGTGTAAGGCCTTGCGTATCTTTATAGTGGCCTGTGTCCTTGAGTACCTGTCTTGCCCAAGCTTCATCACCATCAATGTCACCGACAATAATCTTCCAAGCTTTATCTTGCATTGGACGCACGATTGCTTTGTTAAAGAATGCCCATGCATCAGGCGTTGAAGGGTTGGAGTGCCATTTGTAATTGAACCTCTCAGCCCAGTCTTTTTTTCGTATTCCCATTTTGACCTCTTGACATATTGTGGCACTACTGTAAGTATTTGACAAAACTTGTCAAGGAGAAAAATATGAAATTAGAAGAATGGCGAACAGAAAAGAAGCTGACTTTGACACAACTTGCTGAGAAGTTTGGCGCACCTCATGCGACAGTTGTGAGACGTTGGTGTTTAGATAAAGACCACAAAGATTTTAAGATACCGTCAGCTAAGTATATGAATGTTATACAAGAAATTACTATGGGTGCAGTTACACCCAATGACTTCTATAGGTGAG